CCGCAGCCAGGCCGAGAAGGATCTTGATGCCGTCAATGCTGCGATCCGCGCGTTGATGACCGGCGGTGCGGTGCGTGAGTATCGCATCAATGAACGGCAGATTACTCGCTATAGCCTGTCGGAGTTGCTGGTATTGCAGAGCAGGTTGAAGGCGGAGGTAGCCAGGGAGAAGAAAGCGGAGTTGATTGCCAATGGGCTAGGCAATCCGCATTCGGTATTTGTGCGGTTTGGGCCTCGCAATCTGTCGTATCCGCTCCGTCCGGGGACGCGCTGGTAAGACATGGGCAAGAAGAAGCGCAACCGTGAACAGGCCGCCCCGGTGACGGCTACGGCAAACCGCCGGCCGACTCTGCGGATGTATGCCGGCGCCAGGATTAACAGGCTGAACTCCGATTGGTTCACGCGCTGGAGTAGCGCTGACGCGGAGATCAAGACGAGCTTGCGGTTGCTGCGGGACCGCTCGCGTCAGCTGGTGCGGGATAACCCGTATGCAAGGCAGGCGAAGCGTACGACGCAGATCAACGTGATCGGCGGCGGCGTAAAGATGCAGGCGCAGGTGATGGCGTTACGTGGCCGCAAGCGCGACGACCGCGTGAATGCTCTGCTGGAGGGTGAATGGGAGAGGTGGTGTCGAAAGGATAGTTGCGATGTAGCCGGCAAGAACAGCTTCTTCATGATGGAGCTGTTGGCGGCCGGTGCGTTGCCGGAGTCTGGCGAGGTGTTGTTCCGCCTGGTGCCGCAGGCATTCGGTCGCAGCCGGATCCCGTTAGCGCTGGAGATCCTGGAGAGCGACATGCTTGATGAAAACTGGCAGGGCAGCACGTTGGCCAGTGGAAACCAGTGGCGGATGGGTGTGGAGGTGAATGAATGGGGGCGTCCGCTGCGGTATATGTTCCACGCTCGGCATCCTGGTGATTTTGGGTTTGTCAACCCGCGTCAGGACGATGGCGAACGGGTGTGTATCAACGCTTCGGAAATCATCCATCTGTTTCTTCCCGAAAGGCCAAACCAGAGCCGTGGCGTGCCGTGGTTCGCGTCTGTCATGGATGATCTGCACCAGCTCGACGGGTACGAGCAGGCGGCGGTTGTACGCGCGCGATCGGCCGCCAGCCTGATGGGCTTTATCACCAGCCCTGAGGGTGAGTTGCAGGGCGATGATGTGGAAGCCGAGCAGCGCGTGCAGGAGTTTGAACCTGGCGTGTTCCGTTACCTCAGCCCTGGCGAGGAAGTGACGGTGCCGCAAATGAATGCACCGGATGATCAGTACGAGATGTTCGTACGCAGCAAGGCTCGCCGATTTGCATCAGGCTTCGGGTGCAGTTATGAAACGATCAGCCGGGACTTCAGTGAGACGAACTACAGCAGCAGCCGTTTGAGCCTGCTGGAGGATCGTGAGCACTGGCGGATGGTGCAGGCGTACCTGATCGAAAACTTCCATCAGCGGGTGTTTGAGCGCTGGTTGGATGCAGCGGTGCTTTCCGGCGCTCTGGACTTGCCAGATTATGAACTGCGGCCAGAGCGCTACAGCAGCCCTCGATGGCAGGCCCGCGGCTGGAGCTGGGTGGATCCGTTGAAGGAGGTGCAGGCGTACCGACAGGCGGAACAGGCGGGCTATCTAACGAAGGCGCAGATTGTCAGCCAGCTTGGCGGTGACCTGGAGGACAACCTGACGCAGATTGCTAGGGAGAAGGATTTGCAACAGCAGCTGAGCCTGAGTTTGTGGCCAGCGGATGTTCTTAGTCTGAAACCACCTGCCTCTGTTGCATGATTCCGCCCGAATCATCTGAGAACACGAAGGCGGCGGAGTTCTTTGTGACTCTGCTGCATGCGGCCACCAGTGCGCACATCCTGCATCTGCAGTCGCGTAGCTACAGCCAGCATCAAGCGCTCGGCGGACTGTATGGCGAGTTGCCGGACCTGGTGGATGCAGCGGTCGAGTCGTATCAAGGCAAGTACGGCCTGATCAGCAGCTACCCAGGTGGCTATGCGGTGCCGACCGGCGAGGCGATCGGTTTTGTCAGTGCGCTATCGGATTACGTGATAGCCAACCGTGCGACGGTGGCATCAGATTCTGAGATTCAGAACGCCATTGACGAGATCCAGGCGCTGATCAATTCAACCATCTACAAGCTGAGGTTCCTGGCATGAATCCTGTAGGACTGGACGATCCGGCACTGGAGCTGGAGCAAGACCCAACCAAGGCCGAGGACGCCGTTGAGGATGCCACCGAAGAGGAGGGCGTCACGAAAATCTGCGTTGAGGTGGAGGTGACGGTGCCGCGTGCGGTGGATCTGAGCGAGCTGCAGGCCCGTGATGGCGGCGGCAGCCTGGTGCAGAAGCGGATGGGTGTCGCTGAAATCAGCGCAGCCGGTGACGTGCTGTCGTTCAGTTTCAGCTCTGAGCAGCCGGTGGAACGGTGGTTTGGCACTGAAGTGTTGAGCCATGATCCTGGCGCCGCAAACCTGTCGCGATTGAATGATGGCGCCCCGTTCCTGTGGAACCACGACCCGGACAAGGTGCTAGGGGTTCTGGAGTCGGCGAGCATCGCCGGCGATCGTCGTGGCTACTGCTCGATCCGCTGGAGCCGTAACGCCTTCGCTCAGGAGAAGCGGCGGGACGTGGAGGACAGAATCCTCCGCAACGTGAGCTTCATGTATTCAATCGACGACGCGGAAGAACGCGACGGGATGGTTGTCGTCACCAAGTGGACGCCGCTTGAGACCAGTTTGGTCAGTATCCCGGCTGATCAAACGGTTGGGATGGGTAGAAGTCTTGAGGTTGTCCATAGTCTGACGGAGGACGTTAATCCTGTTCCAGCGGCTTCGACCGCACCATCAGAGACACCGACTATGGAGACAATCACTCTCGATCCTGATGTGATCCGGTCGCAAGCCGTTGAGGCTGAGCGTAGCCGCATCGCATCTATTCAAGCGCTCGGCGAACGGCTCGGCATGCCCGAGTTGGCTCGCGAGCTGATTGATGGCGGCAAGGACTTGAATGAAGCTCGTGCCGCCTTCCTGGACAAGCAAACCACTCGTGGAGGCACTGTGCCAACCCCTGTCGCGACCCAATCCCCTGAAATCGGCCTGAATGAGAAGGAGATCAAGCGATTCTCCTTTGTCAAGGCGCTGAACTACCTGGCGAACCAGACCGACCGCAGCGCTATTGATGCTGCGTCGTTTGAGATCGAGGTGGGCCGCGCTGCTGCCGCCAAGTACGAGCGCAGCTCTAATGGCATCGTGGTGCCGAATGAAGTGCTCGCCCGCGATCTGGTCGCCGGCACTGGCTCCGCTGGTGGCAACACCATCTCTACTGACCTGCTGGCAGGTAGCTTCATTGAGCTGCTGCGCAACCGCCTGGCGCTCGCCAATGCTGGCGTGACGATCCTGAGCGGCCTGCAGGGCAATGTGGCGATCCCGCGCCAGACCAGTGCCTCGACTGCGTACTGGGTCGGGGAAAACGCCTCTCCGGCGGAATCGCAGCAGGGTGTCGATCAGATCAACATGACGCCCAAGACGGTGGGCGCTTATGTGGACTACAGCCGCCGCCTGCTGCTGCAGTCCTCAATCGACGTGGAAGCGATGGTTCGCAGCGACCTGGCTCGCGTCATCGCCCTGGAGCTGGACCGCGCTGGTATCTACGGCAGTGGTTCCAGTAACCAGCCGCTGGGCCTGGTGAATACCACTGGCGTCAATTCGGCCACGCTGACCAACTACGGCACGTTCGCCGAGCTGATCGCGATGGAGACCGCAATCTCCAGCGCCAACGCTGACGCCGGCAGCCTGCGGTACATCATGAACGCCGCTGCCCGTGGCGCTCTGAAGTCCACCGCCAAGTCGTCCTCCGCTGTTGCTGCCGGGTTCGTCTGGGAAAGCAACGAGGTGAACGGTTATCCGGCGATCGTCTCCAACCAGCTACAGAGCAACGATGCACTGTTCGGCGACTTCTCCATGCTCATCATGGGCATGTGGAGCGGCCTGGATCTGATGGTGGATCCCTACGCCGGCTCGACTGCTGGCACCGTTCGCATCATCGCTCTGCAGGATGTGGACTTCGCGGTCAAGCAGCCTGTGGCCTTTACCTACGGCACCTGATCATGGCTCATGTTCAAATCCTGAGCGCCGTGATGATCAACGGGGAACCGGCTGCGGCTGGTTCCCTGGTGGATGTCTCGGACTCTGATGCGCAGTATCTGATCGGGATGGGGCTTGCTGTTATGGCAGAAGCTCCGACGCCTGAGCCTGAAGTCGAGTCGAAGCCGGCTCGCACCCGCAAGCATTCCCCTGAGGATTGACCCATGGCCTTGATTCAACAAAACCTGGAGAAGCTGGAGCTTCTCACCTTCCACGCGACCGCTGCCCGTACCGCTACCGGCAACGCCACCGGTGTGGACCTGCGCCAGTATGACGGCGATTTGGTTCTGATCCTGGATTCAGCAGCTGCTGGCGCCGGCACCAACCCTACGTTGGATGTGACGGTGGAGCACAGCGACGCCTCCGGCAGTGGTTATACCGCGATCACTGGTGCTGCGTTTACGCAGGTTACCAATACTGCATCGCAGCAGAAGCTGGTGATCAGCCGTGACGAGGCCAAGCGTTATGTGCGCGTGACCTACACGATCGGCGGCACCAATAGCCCGAGCTTCACGTTCTCGGTGAATGGCGTTGCTGTGAAGAAATACGGCTGATCTGTTGTGTTCTGGCCCCTGGCTATCTGGCCGGGGGCTTGCCGTAGGAGTCACCCGTGTTTGCTGAAGACCTGGACGTTTTCTTGGCCGACTTCGGCTCCAGCGTCAACGCTGGGGCCATTGTCGGCTTGGGGTTTATGGACCGCCAGAGTCAGCTCGTTATGGGCGACCATGTGGTGACCGTGGATTATGCGCTGACTGTGCGTACGGACCTATTTGGGTTGTTGCAGTATGGCGCACAAATTGAATACGAAGGCCAAGCGTATCGGCTGCAACATGAACCGACGAGGATTGGCGATGGCCGGTTCTGCGTGCTGATGCTGGAGCTGATTGATCCGCCGATCCCACCGCTGCCCATCAATAGTCTGTTACTAGAAGACGACGGCCTGATTCAGCTGGAGGAATGACGTGCCGAACCTGAAGATCAGTGAGCTGCCGAGTGCTACGACGCCGCTGACAGGTGGTGAGTTGGTGCCTGTTGTTCAGGGCGGCGTGAATCGCAAGGCGACGGTTTCGTCGTGGTGGTTGAGTAGTGCGGATAAGGCTAAGTTGGATGGTATTGCCAATAATGCGACGGCAAATGCTACAAATGAGCAACTGAGAGATCGCGCTACGCATACAGGCGAGCAGGCGATCGGCACGATCACTGGCCTGCAGGCAGCGCTGAACAATAAGGAAACTGCCGGAGCGGCTGCGGCTGTACTGGCTGAGATCCTGACCAAACTGCGCAATGCGCGGAAGATCTACGTCAGCCTGGAGGGTAACGACTTCAACAATGGCACCAGTGCAGCAGAGCCACTGCGGACGTTAGGGGCAGCTGCTGCCGCTGCACAACCGGGTGATGTTGTGTTCGCGGAGCCTGGCACCTACGTTGAGCCGCTGCTGCCGATCCGGTGGAAGTACGACGTAACTGTTTTCGGCACAGGATTGCGCAGCACGGTTGTACAGCCTGCAGCGGGTCAAGAGTTCAACGGGATCTTCCGTGTTGACTCTGGCTTCTGGTGTTGGGGTATCTCGTTTGCTGGCCACCAGGCGGATGAGACGCGGCAAGCGTGGGCAGTTGAGTTCGACGAGCTGGCGGATAATACAACCCGTGGCGCTATAAGTCTTGGTGCGTTCATTCTGAAGTCGCCCTATATCCAGAATTGCACATCAATCACCGCTGAGGATGATGCCGGCACTGCTGGATCGCAGAGCACTGGCAATACCGGCGGCGGGATCAAGGTTGACGGCAGCAAGTGTGCACTGAATAGCCCCATCCGCTCGATGGTGGTTGATAGCTACACGCAGGTGAACCTGGGCGGCCCTGGTTGCCTGGTGTTGAACGACGGCTATGCGCAGCTGGTCAGTTTCTTCGGCACGTTCTGCACGTACCACGTCCGCACTGAGAGCGGCGGCCAGGTGAACCTGAGCGGCGGCGGCACGACCGATTTCGGCGTCTATGGCCTGATGGCCGATGGCTACAGCCGCTCGCCACTGTTTACCGGCTCAGCGCGTGTGGCGGCCTATGGCGCGACGCGACTGGAGAAAGCGGTCACGATTGACACGGGTGCCGATGCGTTCGGCTGCACGGCTCATGGCCTGTCAGCTGGCGATCAGGTGACATTCAAGGCCACCCAGGGCAGCCTGCCTACTGGTCTGGCGGCGAACACGGTCTACTACGTGCTGGCGGCCGGGTTGACTGCTGATGCGTTCCAGGTGAGTGCAACAGCTGGCGGCAGTGCGGTCAACATGACCGGCACGGCGACGGGAACGTATCAGTTCCTGCGGCAAGGTGTCACGCAGTTGGACGTGGTTGGCTTCAGCGCGAACCGACTGGGCCGGCAGATCAAGTATCCGACCGCTGGCAGCCTGGGAAGCCCCGGCAACGCGGTGACGATCACGGCGCGAGGTGGTAGCACGGCCGGCTCGACGTTCACGGTGACGTTGGCGACCAGCACCATCAGTCATGAGTACGTGGGTGGCGGCTCGGTGACGGTGGGTGGCAGCAGCTACCCAATCACCAGCGCGGTCTACAACAAGACCACGGGTGTGACGGTGCTGACGGCGACGGGCTATGCACCAACGATCGGCGCGAGCATCACGTTGTCGGGCCTGTCGTTCATCTGTGATTCGGCGTCGAGACCGAATGCAGGACAGCTGATGTTCCCGCAGCTGGTGTTTCCAAGGAATGCTGGCACTGGTGCAGCGGAGGCCAAGACGTTCAGCTACACGCGAACTGGCAACTTCACGCTGACCTATACCGAGGCTGCGGCTCCTGGTGGCCCTGATCATGAGTACGTGAGCGGTGGCACGGCGACGATCGGCGGCACGGATTATGGCGTCGCCAATGCGGTCTACGACAAGACGACCGGCGTCGTGACGTTGACGACGAAGCAGCAGCTACCGGCCGGTAATGGCAGCGTGACGGTGGATGGGCTGCGGTTCATCTGCCCCACCAGTGCGTACATCGTCACCAGCAGCGTGCCAATCAATGCCAGCGGTGTGGAGGTGGCGAATACGGACCCGACCCGCGCAGGGTATCGGGTGCTGTTCTATTCAGGTCTCAATGGCGGCCTGAAGGATGCGATTGCAGCGAATCAGATCCTGGATTTCCGCAATCGTTCGCAGATCAGCGCGCCATCGCACACGTTTGAGTTTGTCGGCAGCGGCACAAACTATGATGCGTTGCCGTGGAATGGTGGTGTTCCTGTTGAGGCAAATGCGGTTGTAGAAACGAACAA